ATTATAAATCCAGATTGACCATCTGCATGATTCGTAAAAGTTAATGCAAAGTTTCCAGCTGGAGTACATTTAAAATTCTGTCCTAAGTTCATATCGAATGAACCATCATTGTCTACTACTAATGTAGATCGTTGAGAACCTGTCCAAGATTGATCGGCAGTTAAGTCAACAGAGTCAGCTCCCCATGCAGGAATAGAAGCACCCATCTTTAATACTTGTCCATTAGTTCCCTTTGCTAATCTTGTTATTGAATCTGTACCATCAGCATAAATAATATCACCTGTTACTAATGGAGGAGCAAGTTGAGCTCCGTCTACTGAATCATTAGCTGGTGTATGTGTAATTCCCGTTAATGCTGATCCATTCCATGCAGGCATTGTACCACTTGATGCCATCTTAGCATCTGTAATAGTTCCATCTCCCGGAGTTGGAACACTAAGAGTTTCTCCAAGATGTCTTACAAATATAGGAATACCAGTTGCAACTCCAGCCATAGTAAGAGTTGTACCTGTTACTGAATAAGCAGTTGTTGGTTGTAAAACACCAGAAACACTTACTTCAATTGCACCAGTCGATGCAGGAGCTTGAGTTAATGTATAAGTACCTGCCGGAGCTCCGACAAGATTATCTACTGGAAAATGTCCTGTTGTTGGTTCGTTTCCTATATATCCCATATTTTATTCCTTATGCCCATGCTAATGAAGTAGCGTGTATTCTAGTTTCTTTAACTCCTGCACTCTGATTGAATGTTTCTATTTTATATCTCATTGAAGTACCAGTATCAGTACTAGTAAGGTCTATATCACTAGACCGTAATATTCTCTTGTCAGTTCCCCAGTTACCTTCGTCTGTAAATGTTACATATCCAGTAAAATCTGCTGTACTCGCTCTACTTACTTTAGCTTTTATATCAGCGGCTAAGTCTGCTGTACCAGAACCATTATCTTCTATTAACACTACTAGATTAGCCGTTGTTGGTGCTGAACCTGATGCGGCTGTTGCTTGGGATTGGAGTGTTAGGTTTGCACCAGATACCGTTGTAGATGTCTTTCTACGAATAACAACTATTCCTTTGCCTCCAACACCACCAACAGATGCAGAAGATACTCCTCCACCTCCTCCACCAGTATTTGGTGAACCAGCGCGATTGCGTGCATCTGCTGGAACTCCTGAAGCTCCACCACCTTTGCCTCCTGCACCACCCATTCCAGTGCTCCAATTGGCACCACCACCACCACCTGCAAAAATTTCAGCAGGTTCGGTCCAACTAATATTTGTGTATGCGGAATTGCTAATACCACCACCACCTAGTACAACACGCATATCACCAGCTGTTACACCAGTTACAGTAGCCTTTAAAGTACCATTTAAATAATTTGTAATAGTAGTCCCTGTTCTTACAATTTTTACTACATCGTTATCAGCAGAAGCATACGCTTGTACAACATTACTACCACCTTTCATAAATCCTGCTGTTTGACCAGCCCTGCTAAGTGAGGCATAAAAATATGAACTTACCATATATCTCATATTTCCAATTTCATGTCCGGCACTCCATGTATCTTCTTCTGCTATTGCGTATACACCTATCCATGCCGCGGCAGAAACATCTGCAGCTGTTACTTCTAATGTAAAATCACCTGTAAGCGGATTCAAAGCATATATACCTTTATCAGAAGCTGTGTAAGTAAGAGTCCCTGTACCGTATGTTGCGTTTCCAGTTGCCCCATACCAATCAGCCACAACTGAAGGAATTGTTACATGATCTCCTCTAATAGCAACAGCTAAACCATCTCCACCTCTTGTTCCTTGATTTGCAACAGATGTATTCACACCTGCTTCACTTGCTCCACCACCTCCTGCACCAGAATGTGATGGACTTGAAGTACCACCTATAAAACCTTCACCCGTTGTTGGTGCGCCACCAGCAGCCTGACCTGCACCACCTTCTCGACCAGCTCCACCACCTGAACCTCCTGTACTACCAGATAATGCACCACCACCTCCGCCACCACCTACAGTTGCGACTGCAACTCCAGTTCCAGCAATTGATGAAGGTTGTCCATTACCACCATTTCCAGTTGGTCCTGCAGCACCACCTGTACCACCATTACCAACTGTTATTGTATAAGTTGCAGAAGCTTGCAAGTTTGCATCTGCTTCAGCAGAAACAGCACCTCCACTTGTAGAACCAAAAGAAGTTCTAAGTCCACCACCACCTCCACCTCCAGAATAATTACCACCCCCACCTCCACCGCCACCTGCGACTACTAAATAATCTGCCGCAGTTGCCAGGTTAGATACTAAAGTGCCATCAACTATAAATGAGTGAACTGTATAATCACCATCAGTAGTAGTAGTGTTTCCAGTTCCAGTAATTGTTACACCTGGTGTTGCTACACTACCACCTCCATAATATTTTGATTTCGTAGCTCCACCAGCTAATTGATTATTAGAAGGACCGTCATCTATTCCTGTATCATCTTGGTATTCATCAATAAGTTGATCTACCATAGCAAACTTTGTAATTTGATTTTGTGAAGCATGTTTAAAAGCCAACAGGGCAATATTATATTCTAATACTGATGTATCAGTTGCAGGAGCATTTCCTAATGAACCAGTAGGAACAGCACCAGATAATTTGGTAGCATCAAGTGCTGTTGTCGTTCTCATAGAATCTTTTACTTTTTGTATTGCCATTTATATCTCCTAATAATTCATGGCCCAACCGTGAAGTTGGGTTTCTCTAACACCAGATGCTTGTGTAGCCCATACTGCTTTAATTACTGGGGTTGTGCCAGATGTTACCGTTTTTTCTTTTAGCTTTACCATCTTTACACCAGTAGAAAATACTGGCGTAAGAGTATCGTAATCTGAGGCTGATGTTAAATCTGTCCAGTTACTACCACCATTTGCGGAGAACGAAATAATGAGATGTGTTCCTAATGTAGTAGCTGTACCTACACCATCTTTATATAATATAACTCCACTCATTTTTGTAATTGCTGCTGGTGCGGTTTGGACATCTGATACAAGAGTTCCTGTAGCATTTGTAGTTGTACCAGAATTGTCTGTCAACCCTGTATCATCCATATGTAATAATAAAACAGTATATGAATCTGGAGTAAACTGAGCAGTAGGAACTACATGAGATGCTCCCGAATACCGTGCGATACCTTTTGAAATTCTTACCTCGTCCATATATCCTACAACAGAACTTGCCGAAGCATCATCAAAGCCAACACATAAATCCCCAGCCCTACTATTTAAGGCAGAAGCTCCACCAAATACAGTAGCCTGTCTTGTCCCATTTTTATAAGTTGTGAAGGTACTTCCTTCTCTGACGAGAGCATAATGTTGCCAAGCATTTAGAGTTTCAGCACCCAAAGCTAGACCATTAACTATACCCCAACTACTTCCATTTCCACTTATATAAACATAATTGCTGGAGTTTATTACAAAGGCTGGATAAGCTGCTATATCTCTCTGAAGATGATGGTTTTGTGAGGCCGTTGGATAAATCCAATATTCTATCGTAAAATCTCCAGCTCCAAAATTAAAATCTGCGTGATCTGGGAATGTTAATCCCTGACCCCCAGCGGCAGAATACATTGAATAACCACCAAACTGAGCAGTGGTATTACTTCTGGTAACAGCACCCTGTTTAGCAACTGTATGTTGTGCCGCACCAGAAATAACAGAAGCAAAATATTCACCTCCGTTGGAAACATCAGTTCTGGTAGTAGTCCCAGTATTGTCTTCAAATTGATCTATGAAACTGAAAGGTAAATTGTATGCCGCTCTGTTATCTGAAACCGCGTTATACAGAGCAAGCATAGCTATGTCCTGCCGTACTGCGGTTAAGTCAACAGCTGGAACGTGTTGAGTAACGCTCGCTACTGAAATTCTAGCATTATCAAATGTACCTGTAGTTATCTTTGCTGTATCTAAACTTGGTATTCTTCCATCGACTATAGTACCAGTTAATTTAGTAGAATCAATTCCTGTAGCAAGATGAGCATCATCTACTGCTCCCGCGACAATATTAGTCGAATCAACTGCATTAACTTCAAGTGCCGGATACATAAGTGACTCACCAGCATGACGAACAATTACTATATCATTTTGTGCTATAATACTTGCACCGAAAGCTAAAGTTGTTCCAGTAACACTATAAGCAGATTGTGGTTGATCTATTCCACCTACACTTACTTCAAGTGTTTTTGAATCAGATACAGTTTGTGATAATGTAAAATCACCACTAGAAGCCTGTGCAGCAGATGTTGTAAATTCATCAACCGCGTAAACTTTTCTGACTGGGCTATGTCCTATATATCCTGCCATTAAGTAATCTCCATTACACTCAATGCTGTGTCTATTCCATTTAATGTATCACAAGTAACTGTGAGTTTATCAGTAGTTTCTAATACTACTTTTCCTGCCAATGCATCTAACGAACCACCTGATGGTATTGGTAAATTTAATCCAATACTAACATCATTTAATGAAACACGATCAATTTTTACATCTACTGTAACACTATTAGATGTAAGATTAGCAATCGTCAATCCAATAATAATAGATGTTGTAGCACCAGGAACTGTATACACATCTTGAACCGCATCCGCTGCAATTCCACCAGTACCCAATTTTGTTTTTAATTTAAAAGTGTTTGCCATAATCTCTCCCTTATCCTCCGAGTGCTATTGCTAAAGCTGCTGCTTCGTTTTGTGCAATTGATGTTGTTGCTTCTATTGTTGGATTTGATATTGATGTTAATTCTTGTCCCAAGTAAATTATATATAAAGAAGTTCCAGTTACAGGAGCTGATGTAAAAGTAATATTTGTTCCCGATACAGTATACGCTACACCAGGTTCTTGTATAACATTTCCATAAACAACCAACAAACTATTTTGAGATGCATTAAGATTCATAGTATAAACTGTAGTTGAATTAGGACTTCCCGTTACAGTTATAGTCTGCTTTATATGTTGCCCAAGTTGTAATCCTCTTCCTATATATGCCATTCAATACTTTCCTTTTGTTTATTTATAGTATTTATACAATATTTCTAAAGCAATTTAATTATTTCTTCTCTAACGATATATCAGTTTCTAGCATCCCACCACTCTTTAATTTCAGCGTTTACTTCATCCTCAGTTACAGTTACAGAGTCTGTATGAACAGGTTGTTTCTTCCGAGGCTCATTAGCGTGAATAGCTAGTTGTCTTGTTTGTAGTTCTGCTAAAGTATAAGTGACAGTACCTTCTGGTATGCTACCTTCTGCTCCAGTCCCAATCAGTTTAATGTTGGCATCGTTATTTCCCCAATGACCCCCATCAGTTATCCAATCAGGTGTTCTTCCGTCAACTAATGTATATTCTACTACTGCCATAGTTATTCTCCTTGTTCGGTTTTTTTACCGTCAATAGCTCTGTCCCAAATGTGAATACTGCCACAATTCTCTCTCCAAATCTTGGTGTGTAATGATAATGTGATTCTTTCCCAAAACAAATTGCTTTATATTTTTCTGGTACTACTTTTATCTCTTTATCCTTATCTACAATAACAGTTTGACTTTTTTTATCTTTCGGTTCATTTAAATAAATGATTAATTGTTTATGCTCAAACTTATGATCGCAATGAATAGCAGATTGTTTATAGCCATTATTAAAAGTTAAATTAATAACTACTCTATAAACTGTATCATAATCAATCTCATGTTTTTTACAGAACTTATCAAGTATTCCAATAAACTTTTCTGTTTCTGATGAATGATGTGTAGCCTTATCTGCAAATTTTAATGTATGACATAAAAATGGATAATGGTCATCATTGACAGCAGTACTTTGATAAAAATAAGGGAAACAATTATTAGTAATTAATTCATCAATATATTCTTTTTCTTTTTCATCAAGCAAACATTTATCTTCGATAAAAACCATTTATTTAAATGATTGCCCAAGCGACCAACAAACTACCGAATGACGAACACCCTTAGTTACTGGTGTTACCCTATGCCAGTCCCTACTATCAAAGATTATTAGAGAACCCTGTGCTTTCATATCGTTTTTAGTTTGTTCTGACTCTTCTATCGATCTATTACCATTCCAAAACTCTAACTTACCACCTTCAAAGGTATCAGGGTCAGACAATACAAAAGTTAATGACAATTTTCTAACATTATTCTTCTCATCAGGTTCTCTTGAATCTTGATGCCAATCATAGAACCCTCCGTTCTTATATTCGGCAAATTGTATATTCTCAAAAAGTGTAAGATCGTAATTAAAAAATTTTTCGTTTGCCTGTTTTAAGAAATACCATGCGATATCATTTGCTTTACTTTTAATATTAAATGGAACAAAAGAAACAGAAGTCTGTCTAATATCTGGTTCATCTCTTAAACCATTCTTATGAGAACCTACCATCGCTGGTTCAAGATTATTACTCAATAAATCCTTAACGATTTTGTCGCAAACTTCTGGTTTAACAATTCTTGGGAACATATAAAACATTTACTGCTTTTTTTTCTTATACGCATATTGATGATTAACGACTGCATCCACTCCAATTCTTGTTAAAGAATGTCTGTATTCATCTTTAAAGGTTTCAACCATATGGTCTAAAAATTTGTGCATACTGACAACGCTCGGTAGTTTGTTGTCTTTAATCTCAATAGCAACTGATTCTAAATAATCTCTTGTTAGTTTTTCACCTACCAATGGATGCACCCCAAACTGCTCCCAATATTCAACGGTAGAAATTGCAATTTTACCGCTACTCATTATATTTTGTATGGCTTGTCTAAATCCCATTCGTATGGCGTGAGGTATTTCTTGTGCTTCGTAATCTTCTTCATCCCAATCAACTGGAATGTTGTGGGATTTTCTAATCTGCTCATAGATGTCTTGGTACATTCCTATTTCTTTCATTGCATTTTCAGCAGAAGTTCTAACCTCATACATAGTTGCTCTTATGTGTTTTGCTTCAACCTTATCTAATTCATCGTCTCCTTCTTCATATCGTTTTATCCTGACCTCATCTTTTTTGATATTAAAATGAGCTTCAATCAATGCATTCCGCTTGGCATCTATTTGGGATAAACATTGCTTCATCTGCCTATACGGAGAATCGGCTATCATAGTCATCGACATCAAAGTTGAAGTCGTTTGGCTGTTCCTTCTTCCGCATATTTTTTTTCCTCTATGTAGCTCTGGCAAACGATCACATATTTTCTGCAATCCTTCATCAGAAATAGAACTGCCTTCTAATAAATCCCCTAAAACATTTTTTGATAATACTAAACCATGTCCATGTCCGTTGGTCTGTGTAATGTCATTCATAATTTAAGTTCCTGAAATTCCATCGCACATACTTCTACCAACTGATAAGTTGCCGAAATCAGTGCTGTTGCCAATACTTGCGAAATTGAACATATCGATAGTTGTAGAGGAAGGGTATCCTCCAGCGATACATCCTCTTGTGCCGTTAGATAGCTTACCAATAGTGGAGTTGTATTGAACTAGCAGATCCCCAAAGTCGAGAGCATCTGCTGCTGTTTGGATCGTTAGATACTCCATAGTGTTGTTGTAACCAGCAGGAGCAGTATCTGAAACGTGAAGCACACCCCTTCCAGAATCACTACTTGTGCCAGAACCACCAGACCACGCAACAGGGAAGACTGGCCCCCAGTCTGTTGCATTTCCAGTTGTCATTGTCGTTACAACCTGTATCTCCGCTTGTTTTCCCGCTGGGGCAGCCCTATAATAACCACATTGTAGAGAAGTTGTGCCATCGTTTACATGAGAACCATTTGAAGCACCACCCCCATACATATCTCCGAAATCTAAAGCATTCATCGTAGTTGCCACCGTTGCATAATCGATACTTTCGTTATAATATGGACTACCTCCTTCACCACCATATTTCAGCAATCTCGTCCCATCATTCCCTCCTGATGTGGGGCCGTATGCTCCAACAAGTAAATCACCGAAATAAATGGCATTACCAGTTGAACTAAATGTTACATACTGTAGGCCTGGACTTGATAAAGCTCCACCATTTCCTTGCCCTGAATTGGTTGATCCACCAACACAACAACCTCTGCCACCAATTCCATTACCCCCAGTATTAGCACCTCTAACAGCAGTTATGCAGTCACCGAAATCTAGAGCAGTTGCACTTGGAGTGCCTATGGTTATGTAATCTATCGTGTCCCTATTTGGGTAATAACCAGCCATAATTACACCACGAGTGCCATACCAACCAGCTAATGCAGCAGTTTCTCCTCCACTGCCATAACCTATGTACGAACCATAAAAATTAGCCATTATGCATCATTCTCCGCATTAGTTGTGAAAAATAATTTAATACCAAGTAATCTTACATCGGCTGGTTGAGTACCAGCAGAAACATCCCTCATAACTTGGAAAAAAACTTGATCTCCATCGGCTGGAGTACCACCTACTGTTACGTTACCACTTAAAGCATTAACCATTAAATCGTTTGCTGTTCCACTATGAGCCAATGCAGTATTAGCTACTCCCGCGGGGAATGCTGGGTTCATTGGATCATCACTGGAGATTGCGTATGCCGATAATGTAAAAACTACTGTATTTACATCTGTTCCAGTAACAGACCAATAAGTTCGATATTGAAGATAGCTCTTATCCCAAGATTTAGGAAAAGCTATTGCAAATTGTGCATACGAATCAGCCGCAACTTTAAAATTTAAAGTTTTTAATTCTGGTCTTTGAGCAGTAATTTCAACTTGAGCTACAGATTCACATCCAAGAGTACTTGTCGGATACATTGCCACTGCAGGAACCCATATAGTTGATAAACCTATACTTGATTGACTTACAGGAGTAACCCATTCAGGTGCATTAGCACCGGTATTCATTCTTAAAGTTTGAAAACCAGTTCCTTTAGCTAATCGAGCAGGGCCACTACCATCTCTATAAAGTAAATCGCCTTGAGTAGTAATAGTTGTACCTACATCTGTTCCATCTGTACCATCTGTACCAGCAGAAGACATCACACTCCAATTGGCTACGGTTGATACCGCAATTCCTGTTGATGCTAAAATATTTATGTAAGAAGCACCACCAAAAGACACAACATCATTTGCAACATAGGCTGTGCCATTCGCGTAAGCTCCTCTCCAGTTAAATCTGATTGCTCCTAAGTCTATAGTTGCCATGATTAGTTTCCTTTAAAAGTTAAATTGTACATCTTAGTTGAGTCCCTACAAGTGACCAAGTATAGCCAGAGACAGACAGTAGAGCATCTTTGAACGTAGCATATGTTGCACTAGTGATATTATCTGCACCTTCATTAGTTGTCGTAACAATTAAATGCCCGTTAGCATCAACACTAAATCCATAAATCTCAGGAGCAGCTGCTGTACCCCAAGTATTATCACCCTTCAATGCTACATCTCCTGATGGAGTACCGGTAGCACTAAGATGAGCTATATCTATAGAACCAGCTGCCAGGTGTGATGAATCTACAGAACCTGGTTGAAGTCCAAAATATGATGGTTGGTAACCTATATGATGAACTCTAAGAACATCATTAAGAGTCAGTCCAGCTGACATTGTAAGTGTCTTATTATATGATCCACCTATAGTATATGCAGATGCTGGTTGTACAACACCATTGATAGAAACAATAATATCAGTTTCTCTACTAACTGTTGTATCAAGAACAAAAGCAACTTGTCCTGCTGTTGCAGTAATTTCTTTTTCTGATGTTACTTGTCCTGCTTCAGCAGGTGACTTGCCTATATATGCCATTAATTAACATCCTCTAAGATTGCGGCAACAACATCCATAGCACTTGCAGCACTTGATGTTACTCTAATTGCATCTTCTGGTGCCAGTACAATTTTCTGTCCAGCAATTACCATCAATGAACCACCGGCGGGAACAGGTGCATTTTTAACTAGATACCTCCAAGCTGATGTCGAAACACTTTTATCTAATATTTCAACAGAAGCTTCAATTACAGCACTTGATGTATTAGCAATATCCAATTCCAACATAATACACGTTTTACCCGCAGGTGCAGTATAAAGAAGTGTGCCAGTTCCAGCGACAGCATTTACATTTTGTGCTATTGCGTTCGTAAATTCATTAGCCATTTGTTAATTCCTTTTTCATTGTTTTGTATATTTATAATACTTTTTAGCCCAGTGCAATCGCCATAGCAACTGTAAATCCTGTTGTTGGAATCCCAGCAGCTGATATTGTTCTATTTTTCCAAGCACCACTACCACTACTATCATATTGAAGAACATTAAGATTTGCCAATCCCGATATAGTAGTATCATTCATTTCTGCTAAAGTATCCTCTGAAGCTACTGCGGCATCAGCATATGTTTTCGCCCATGCTGTCGTTGCTAATTTAGTTGAATTATCAGATTGTAATTGAGTTGCAGCTGTAGTAGCAGTATTAATTGTACCATTCAAATCACCAAGAAAAGTAGTCGCAGTTACCGTACCAGACAAAACTGCATTACCAGTAATTTGAGCATTACCAACAATAGGAGTACCTACTGTTCCTAAATTACCAGTACCAGTAATATCTTTACTATTCAGATCAAGAGGACCTCCGAGTTGAGGTGTAGTATCATCTTTAACTTCTTCCATCATCCCGTTTAAAGCACCAACAATACTTGACGTATTTGAGGCAGTAAGTGATGCTAAATCACCAATTTGAGCAATTGATGAATTTGTCTTTAATCGCCAATCATTGAAAGTATCTGTTAAATTAACTACTATTAATGCCATTGATTATATTACTCCAATTTTTCTATTATTTATATATTTTTTATCACTTATCTATTATTTATATATTTTTTTACCACTCTTGTGGTGTTTCATCAGGGTTTATCCATTCAGCATGAGGATCATAATATACTGACTCCGGATTAAAATATGATTTTGCAGTTTCCCACAAATCTTCCCACTTTCCCTCTGCTTGATAATATTCTTCATTCCAAATATATCTATGAAATCCACCAGGCATTCCTTCAGGATATGAAATAGGTGGTTCATATCTAAATGTTGTTTCATTCAATACAAAACTTGGATATGGTTTCGGGGGAATGAACGCATCATTTTCTCTATCATATGTAAAACCTATACCAGCATAATTTTTTCTTAAAGGTGGTTTATCATCTTCTAAACCAGTTTCAGAAGAATAATGTTTTCCACCTTTCGTATTATATGAAGTCTGAATCCACTCACCCTCATTAATACCATCATCATAAGAATCTACAAATTCTTGTTCAGCTTTTAATACTCTAACTACTTTATTGTTTATCACTTGTGCAAAATGTGCCATAAAAATCTCTCTATGGTATTAAAGGTTCTGGAACTCTTATAACAATAATACCACTTCCACCGATTCCAGTACCGACCCCATGTCCACCACCACCAGTATTTACAGTACCATTTGATGCCGTACCTCCACTATCACCACCTCCTCCATTTCCACTCCATGTTGAACGACCTTGGCCAGGTGGTCCTGAAGGATTTCCATTAGTGCCATTTCCTCCTCCTCCACCTGCATACCATTGTGCAGTCCCATCATGATAACTATTTGTTTTCGGTTGACCTCCATTTCCTCCACGGCCACTATGACTTCCACCTTCACCGGGATTGCCTTGTACGGGAGAACCTCCTGTGGAAGCTGCGCCTGCTCCTCCACCTCCACCTCCAACAGCCATACCACCAGCGTTACCATATCGAGAACCATCATATCCTTGTCCAACTCTACTACCACTAGTACCAAAATGATTACTTGAACTCCAACCAACCTGTAAAGTATCAATTCCTTCACCGGCCGGTTGATTAGAACCACCATAATTACCAGTACCTACACCTCCACCCCCACTTCCACCATGTTGTGTAGCATTTGCATCGGGGTATGGATTGTTATTTCCACCTACTAGTGCATGACATCCACCACCTATTGCATCACCAATTGTAACAGCTGTACCATTTATTGTACCTGTCATTTTTGTAGAAGAATCACCTTTAACATGAATTACAGAAGATTCTCCTCGCTCTTGTGTTCCACCAGCACCTACACAAACATAATATTTTCCAGGATTCATAATAAAATTATCATATTCCAACATACCTCCTCCACCACCACCTGCTCCTGACCACCGACCACCACCACCAGCAATTAATAATATAGATGCAGATATTGATTGACTACCAAGAAGTGAAAAATCTAAACAGGAAGTTGTAAATGTGTGAATTTTATAATTCCCATAATAAGATATTGTTCCACCTTCAGTTGCAGGAGGTTGGAAACCAACAGTACCAATATGTCTACCTTGATTTATAAATGCCATATTAAACCTTACATTTTAACATAAATCTTACACCCTTACCAGCAATTGTAGAACCAATTTGTGTAACTTTAAAAGTTATTCTATCATTAGCTACAAAAGTAGTTGTTGATAGTACACCTGCAGTTATTAGATTATTAGCTACTCCATCAGCAAACTGTGGTTTCGTAGAATAAATACTTGTTCCATTTTTTTCCACATCAACAATTAAAGCTAATCCAGTACAAACAGTATCTATATAACCTGCTTCACCAACAAAAGTTCCCGGTCGTGCCATAAGCATTTCACCATATTTTCGTGCAACAACATCTTCCCCTTCTGTATCTGAATCATAACCAGCAAGAAAGGATATATCATATGGTAAATTTAATAATGCCGCACCAGAAGTACGAGTTAAAATATCTTTTGTAATTGTTTGTAATGCCATTTTTTATTCCTTATGTCTTGATAATGTAATTCAAAATAATTGTTGGGGGTAGATTACCTAATGATGTTACTACAGCTTCATCAGCAGCAGAAGTTACGTTACCGTGCCAATTAGTAGTATGATTTTGTGAACCACCAGCTGCACCAAGTGTATCACCATCAAGTCCACCACCAGCAGTTGTCAAACGATCTGCTGAAGTTCCACCCATGTCATCTTGACCAGCTGCAACTCGTCCTCTCATATCTGGAAGAAGGAAAGTCGTACTTCCATCACCCACTCCGTAAGTAGTACCAATTGCTGTAAACAATGTTGAGTAAGTTGTTCGTGAAATTGCTTGACCATAACATAACAACCAACCTGCAGGTGCTGTTGCTCCTGCATATGGATTAAGTACACCAGTTGGGACAAGTGAACCACCAGATACTAATGAAGCATCTGTGTATTCTTTGATATAAACACAACCATCAGTACCACTTCTAACAGCTGCATTTCCTCCACCCGCAACCGCACCGTTGCCGAAAGAACCACCAAACCAAGAATGTCCTTGCATCGAATGTGTATACTGGGTAGAAGTATATCCACCAGGTGAACCGGGATAATTTATTTGACCTCCAGTAGGTATTCCACCAGCTCCAAAAACAGTTTCAGACGTACAGCTAGCACCGGCAGTACCCGTCAAAGTAGTAGCTCCAACAAATGTTGAAGCAACAGTCGCACCACCAACTGTATAAACTGCTGTGGCAAGATTTGTTACATCAAGAATGGAATAAGCAGTACCACCACCTCCTCCTCCCATTGTAGTACCACCCGAACCAGGAGATGTTGAATTTCCACCTCCACCAACAACAAAAACTTCTATTTTTGTAATGTTAGCAGGTCTTGTCCAAGTTCCAGAAGAAGTCAATAATTGTGATGATACTAATTTCTCTCCAACTAGGTGAGCACTTGCATCTGAGTATTCTTTGATAAAAATACCACCTGCGTTTCCACCATTAGAACCACCACCGGCACAAGCTTCAGCTCCTAGCCCAAGTCGTTTTAAAGGTGCTAGAGTATTTATTCCTCTTTCACTATCACTGCCAGCAAGATTACCAGTACCAGGTTCATTAAGTAAATTACCACCAGTCGCGGTTCCTCCTGTACTAGCAGATCCTGATGTCGATTGGCTACCACCATTAGCTGTCATTGTTACACCGTCAATGACAAACTCACTAGGACCAGAACTATTATTAGTAGTTGCACCAATCAACCATGATTTCCCACCCATACCAATTTCATATGTAGCTGATGAAATATTTGTTACATCAAAAACACTATACGCAACACCACCTCCACCTGCACCCGGACAACCGGCAGTTGAACCACCTTGAGAATTTGAACTATTAGAACCACCTCCACCAACAACCCAAACTTCTATTCTTTGTACACCAGCTGGTTTTGTCCAAGTACCTGTTCCCAAAATATATGGACCCGGAGCACTATTACCAGCTCCGTGACCATTGCCAGCAGTATCAAAATTATTTAAATCAAACAATTGAATTGATACCAACTCACCACCAACTCCACCGAGAGGAGTTTCGCTTGCCCAATTCGTTCCATCAGATGTTAATACATTTCCATCTGCACCTACAGCAGGTAACGCTGCTGTAGTTGCATTTAACCAATAAGGTGCAGTAGCACCAGCATTAGTTGCAAGAAGTTGTCCAGCTATTCCAATACCTAATTTTTCATAATTAGTTCCATTATAAAAAAGAATATCACCAGCAGTATCTCCAAGAATCCATTCGGGTGCAGTAGCAGCACCATTAGTTGCAAAAAGTTGTCCAGCTGTTCCTATTGGAAATCTATCATATTGTGTTCCATTATGATATAATAAATCACCACCAGCAGCTGGTGGGAAACTAAGCTTGGCACCAGTAATGCTTCCATCTGCAATTGCTGTATTAATACCAAGATGACATACTCTAAGTTGCTGTCCAGTAACTAATGCAGGAGAAATATTAATTTCATCCAAATTACCACCTACACCAATACCAGCTCCTGAACTTGATAAAGTAAATGCTGATGTCGGTTGTGCTACACCATCAACAAAAACAAGTAATGATTCTTCAAGAGCTGCAGTTGCCGTCATTTGAAATTTTGTTTTACTACCATCACCAGAAAAAATATTTTCTACATATGTAGAAGAACCAACACTACCTCCAATACCAACTGTTGCCCATCTTATTGAACCTGCACCATCTGTAACTAATGCCTGATTGTCTGTACCATAATCAGAAACAGCAAGCTGGTCAGCACCAATTGTCTTATTGGTCATCATTCTTCCATGTGTTTTAATAGTCATTTGTTATTCCTTATATCTTGATTATGTAATTCAAAATAATTGTTGGTTGCATACTAGATGCATTATCCATATCACTACCACCTTGATACTGATTATTTGCATTAGCATTTCGGTTGTGGCGATGACTTTCTGTACCACCAACTGCTCCAAGTGTATCACCAGCAATTCCTGAACCAGCAGTTGTTACACGACCTGCTCCAGAACCACCCATATCATCTTGACCAGCAACTGCTCGTCCTCTCATATCTGGAAGATTGAAAGTCGTTCCTGAGACTGATCCGTAAGTAGTACCGATTGCTGTAAATAATGTTGCATAAGTTGCTCGTAAAATAGATTGACCATAACATAACAACCATCCAGTAGGTGCTGTTGCTCCTGCATATGGATTAAGTACACCAGCTGGTACTGAAGAGGAGGCACTAAATAATGTTGCAGGGGTTATTGATCTAGTAGTATCAGTTCCAGCATTAACTTCAGCCTGAGTAGCTATTTCTACTGACCCCGATACGGTTGTTGTAGCAACTGGAACAACTTCTGATGCCCAATTTGATCCATCAGATGTTAATACATTTCCAGAAGAACCAACACCAGGTAAAGCAGTACCTGACGAACCAGCTGCCCAATAAGGATTTGCACCTGTACCAGTAGTTGTTAAAACATGACTAGTTGTACCAGCTGCTAATCGTACCCAGTTAGTTCCATCATAATACATGATGTCACCTTGTGCATTACCAGCGATACTAATCTTTTCTCCGTTAATTGCATTATCAGCTATTTGTGTACCTGTAACTGTTGCGTTTGCAATCGAAATATTTGTAATTGTATTTGGTGTAATGGATGCCTCAGTAATTGTTTGTGCAGCTATCTTAGCTTCTGTAATTAAATCATCAGCAAGATCACCTGTTGTAATTGTTAAAGGTAAAATTTTATCTGTCGTAACTGCGTTCGCTGCAAGTTTTTGAGCTGTAATACTTCCATCTGAAGGAGTACCAACTGTTGATTGAAATCCAAGATGCACAATACGAATTATTGAACCAACCGGAGGGTCTGTTACAAATACAATCTGATTTGGACTTGACGATAATGAATAAGCAGTCGGTGGTTGAACAATACCATCAATATAAACTATTATAGCATTAACAGAACCTGGTGCTGCCGATAAAGCAAATGTATCAACACCCAAAGAACCTACTCCATCATCAACAGTAAAATCCTTTAATGGTGTTGAAAGATGAGCTGGATTTATTTTACCAGTATTAATATAATTGACAGATGTTATACCACCAATATCACCTCCCATAGTAGGATCAGTAACAACAGCTGCAAAACTTAATGTACCAGCTCCATCTGTTTTAAGAAAATGACCTGCGCTGCCACCGCTTCCTGCCTCTGATACAGCTAATTCACTAATACCAACAGCACCTACATCTATCGTAGCATTAGCAATAGTACCACCAAGTTTACTGCCACCCAATGCTGTACCGCCTACATCAACAGCTGCAAAACTTAATGTACCTGCTCCATCTGTTTTAAGAAACCAACCAGCTGATCCGTCTGCTACATTTAACTGAATAATACCAATTGAATTATTAGCAATATTACTTCCATCAGCTTTTGCTAATGGAAACCCACCTGCAGTTGCACCATCATGTACTACAAGAGTATCTATTGTAGTATCAACAGTTACTTCACCCTCAGCACCCGTAAAACCAGAATGCTCTGATGTTGTACCTCTTCTTCTTTGTACTCTCTTTGCCATATTAGTTCTCGCTCATCTTTAGTAAAAGATTTTTTATTTCTTGCATATCATCTTTCAAAGTATTTATATCATCTACACAATTTTGTAATGTGTCTTGTTCTTGTACTCGTTTATTTTTTGAAATCCTATATTGTTCTAATGCACCTATATTAGTATTTAAAATTGCATTAGAATTATTATCTCTAACAAATTTATGTTCACTCATATTATGCCAATGCTATTACACGCAAATCTTTTACTCTTGGAATAACACAAGTATTACTACTTGTCATTACAATCTTAACAGCAAAAGTTTTATATGAAGTAAAATTAGCACCACCACCAGAATAATATGTATTTACCGTTGTTGGATCAAATTGATACTCAACAAATTCTTCTGGGTCTGTTGAAATAGTATTTAAATTACTTGTCTGTTGCATTACTTTCCATAATTTATCTTCAAATGAATCAACATCATATTGCGATAAAACTTTATAATAACAAGTTACATTTGTTCCTGCCCTTCTATTCATACTTAAATAAACAGTTATGTCTTGTGCATCAAAACCATCTGCTAATGTAACAGTTCTTGTAATATATTTTGCTGAAGCATCTCCACCTGCTGGTAATTCTGTTTCATTAGTAGTAAGATTATTAACAACATTCTCAATAGCTATTACACTATTACGCTTCGTATCTATTATTGGTGATACATAAGAAGAAGATGACCCTAGTACTGCTTTACTAAAAAAACTACCAGCGGTTGTTGTAATAATCATTTGATTATCAAATTCATGATTTAAATCTGCTGTAACATTTTCATACCCTGAATTTAATAAACCACTCGATTGTAATGTTGTTCTTGCACTCCAATCAATAGATGTTGAACTAATATCAACTGTTTGTGGTATTGCATCCATAACATCCATTTTATAATCAGCTACTTGTCCTGAAGCATTTTGAAATACAGCTTCATGTGTTCCAGCTGTTGTAAATTCACAACGATTTAATACAAATGTTAAATCTGTATTTTGATCTTGTTGCCATGTACTTGCATTTTGTGATTTAAATAAAACACCCAGATATGCTTGGTCAGAAATTTTTCTTGTTGTATTAACAATATTCTGACCCAGTTCAGCAACCCAACATTGATAACCAGTACAATTAGCTCTTATTCTAATTGCATATTCACCCGGCAATAAATAAACCGGTGAAGAAAATGTAAATTTAGTAGCAGTTGTTGCATCTGAACTAATGGATACATCTGCTGGATTTTTTATAACTTCAGAAAATGGTACAACTATTGCAGTTGGAAATCCATTTGCAGTTGTTAAAATATCAACCATTACTGGCATATTGTCATCCTTAGTCTTAAAATATAAATCCATACTAGATAAACAAAGACCATCAGGATATTGACTAGAATCAACATAAAATGTTTGTGCTAATGGATCACCTCGTGGAGGAGGTGGGGGAGGTATGAAAGTCCGAGTTTGTGTTGCAGCAGTAAATGATATAGTTTGTGCGCCTGTCAAATTAGTATTAGATATTCTTGGAACGCGTGATGATAAAATAACATTCTCTTTAGTTTGCAATAACCCTTGTGATTGAAACATGGCCTCTGCAAAAGTAGTAGCTGTATTTACATCACCATTTGTAACATCAGTTACCAAAAATTGTCGTTCACCACCTCTAAATACCAGAAGAGGAGGCGTTTGACTTAATGCATGGTCTGGACATGGAAGTGAAAATAATAAATTAGAAACAGCACCAAATTCATCTGTATAGATATTACCTCCAAGAGCACCACCACTAGGTGTACAAAAAGTTGCAATAGACTCTCCATCAAAAAATGGATATACTCTCGTATTTGGTTTCATTCCATTTATTGTAACAGTAATCTCTTGCGCACGAATATATGGTAAAATAGAAACATTTCTAACACGATCACCAATAGATGTTTGAATTGAATCCATTCCCTCAAAATTCATTTGGATACCACTTCGTGATTGATTAGCTGTAACAAGATTTGTAGTAGTATCAATTCTTATTCTTCCAGGTGCCATTCGGGAATCAGTCCGAACAAGTTCGGCTGAACTACTCTGTGTTTCCCAATCATTCCATTGAGTACCAAAACCCTGAACCAAATTTCTTCCAAAAGCTTCCCAGTTATCATTCTCTCCTTTATTAACTAAAACATCTGGTGCATTATTTGTAGATACCCAATTATCACTTGGAGGACTTAAATCACAAATCCCAATCCATTGAAGAACATTAAATGGATTAACATTAACAGCATTAGATGCTTGTGTTTGAGAAAGAAATGCTGGTGAAGTATATGGTAATGTAATTAAATCACCGGTTAATTGAACACCTGTAGATGAACCAGATGCATATGTAATATCAACTAAATTAGAATTGAATGAGGGTCGTAATTCTTGATTTTGAAAATCAATAGAACATTTATAATCAGGATCCAAAACATTACCAACTTTATGTCCTTTAAATGGGTCAACAAGAATACCATTTTTAAATCTATCTAAACCAGCACTATCTGGAATAACTAATGCCTCTGCATCTTTCTCAAGTAAAGAAAGAGATGTATAATATTCAATTCGTTTTATTCGTTTTTCAATACCAGCAATATCTCTCATAGTATATCTCTTATTTTCGATATATACCATTTCTATATCTTTAGTATCAAATGTATAAGCTGGTATTTTTAATAACCACAAATGCATTGCTCCATCTTTTTGAACAGGAGCCATAGGTAATTCTCTGGCCACACCTGTATCAATGGCAAATGAATTATCTTTACTCAAAAGAATTGCATCTGTTCTTGGTAAATAATACTCATAATCTGCTTGCCAATTTGAATTAGGATAAATAGCTTCACCATTTTGCATAGCCGTATTACCAGAACCATCTTGCCTTCGAGGTCTAAAGTCAATACAATCTCTTAATTCAACTGTTTCATTAGTTGTGGTACTTGTATAAGATGGAATATCTACATATGGATCAGTCAATCCGCTTGATGTATATGAATCAACAGAAAAATATCCATTACCACTATGAGAAAAATAATCGAAAATAACTAGGATTCTACCACCGGCAGCTGTTCCAGTTAATTTTATTCTACCATGATCGTAAAAATTATCTCGTTGTCCAGTATCTAAAGAAAATCTACTAGTAATATCTGTATCACCAACAGTATAAGTAGCAACAGTTGCTGTATAAGAATTAGCACTTCCAGTAATTACATCAGTACCAGCAAATGTTCCAGAAGTTGCAACAAATATAACTTCTGTTGAAGTCGGCATAGTAATAACAGTTCCTGTTGCAGTACCACCAGCATTTGTAATAGTCTCACCAGCAATATAAGTTCCTGTTGAACCTGTTACAACCAGCTTAGGAGGTGCTGCACTTGTCCCAGCATTACCAGAATCGTAAATTGCACGAACAGCATATACATCAGAAACATCTAAAGAAGTATATGTTTGAGCACCACCACTCGGTGCAATAATTTCTTTTTCTGCGTTCTTAACAAGAGTTTTTGTTTTCTCCTGTTTTGTATCTACATTAAGTGTAGCAATAACATCAGCTGTATAATTATGACTTGCTTGACCAGTATTTAATGTAACAGATTGACCATTAGCTGCTACAGTACCAATACCACCAGCTACTGTTTCAAAATTAATAATATCACCAACAGTAAGAGCAGAATTACCAGCTGTTTTTACAACAGCATGATAATGTGCTGTTTTAACACTATCACTTAATACACCAGTTCCTTGAAACTTTTCTGTACTACCACCAGACGCCAAAGATATTATACCGGAATTAACTTGTGAATTTAAGAATGTTCTTTGGATTTGATAACTTGTATCAATAGCACCAGCCGAATCACGAATTGTTTTAATAACATTTTGTGATAATTTAAATACATGAGAATTAAAATTTGTTTCAAATAATTTTGCATCACCTGCTATGTTTGGTTGTCCTGCCACCAAGGCTTTACCTGTAACATCAATATTAGATTTTGAATTTAATACAATTGTACCAGACAAAGGAGATTCAGGAATAATAATACTTTCAACTTGTCCAAAATCAGTTGATGACATTTGAACATCATAAAGATATATTTTAAATAAATAACTTACAGTTCCACCAGCTGCAGAACCAGCTATACCCGATGAGTAATTTACTTGTCTTACTTTTGCTGTACCTATTTTAGTATTAGCATAAGTGGCAGGGGTTGTTAATACAACAGAAGCATGAGCTACATTATGCAAATCAACAGTAGCATTAGCCGTTGAATCATAATTACCGGTCAACTCTTTAACAATTGTATAATTACCATATTGTAATGTACGATCAAAATTATTTACTGCTCTTGTATCAGTTCTTGCACGATCTACAGTAACATCAGTTGATGTTAAAGTTTCAAATTCGTGTCCGAAATTATAAGCTTTTCCCGGGTCAACTTTTACTGTAAATTTCTCTGCGAGACTTGCATGATTTTTTAATTGGATTGGAAAATGTCTTACAGTATAACTTCCAGATTCATCATATGTTCTACGGGCAAAAGTATCTTCTAAAACAGAATAAACTGGATACTTAATCTCCAGGTCTTTAAACCCTCCATTAACTTTTAATAACTCAATAAAATCTGTATCATCTGTAGATGATGTGGTTTTCTTAGTAAGTACAAGTGCATACTTTAAACGGTCTGCACCCGGTGCGGCATAGTTATAAGCACCTTGAGCATTATCTAACAATGATGTATCATCAGCATTTGATACAAGAGATGCTGTAACTTGAAATCCTATCCTATAAGTTGGAACATAAGTATATTTATCTAATATTAATGTACCTTCACCAGCTCGAATAAAATTACCATTAAAATAATAATAACCATCAGCATTATGTACAGCTGAACCTCTTCCAGTTGCAGATGAAGTAGCTACTAATACAGAAGTATATGTACTATCAGTTGAATTAATTCTTTCTCCATCAGTAAAAGCATCATCTGTATTAAGAGTAGATGTTGCGGTTGCTATTGTACTATATCCACCGCCAGTAATAGTAACAGCTGGGGCTGAAGTATATCCAGAACCAGAACTAGTCATGTTAATTCCAACAATGGTTCCTGTTGCACCAACAATTGCAGTTCCTGTTGCTTTATAAGCAGTACCAGTAGGAGGATCAGCAAAATCAACAGTCGGTGTTGCTGTATATCCAAAACCACCAGTATAGCTATTAGTAAGAGTAAGATAAGCAGCTTGAACACCATCTGTTGTGGATTCACCACTAATCTTTCTAATCCATAGAGTATCAGGATCTCCAGTTACACTATCAACTGCAGCAGTATTTACAACAACTGCTCTTGCACCAGATGTATTACCAACAATTGTTTTTCCCAGCAACAAAGAAGGATCAATAGTTGCTCCATTATAAGTTGCTTGCAATTTTACATAGAAATATTGTACATCAAGATGTAAGTCTCCACCAAGAACTTTACTACCATTTGCAAATATATGATCGCCAAATCGTTTGAGTTGGTTTCTTAATATTGTTTGCTCTTGAGTAAGTTCTCTTGCTTGAACAGCAACAGAAGGTTTATAGAGGACCTGATGAAAATCTTTAGTTTCATCGTAATCTTCAAAATACGGTTTTTGATTTAAATTTAAATTAATATTGGTTGTCATATGTATTATAATCCTTCTTAAAATTCAACAACTAATTTTATATCTTCTGTTTGGTCAGATGCACGATTAATAGGCATACGATATTCAATATAAATCATTTTTCCAGTATCGTGTTTTAAACCACTTGTACTTGCTACTGTAGGACCGTATCTTGTTGCTGTTGCATCAGCACCATCAGATTCTTGTTTAGGATTAGCAAGTAAAATTACTTTTCTAAAATCATCTCCTGTTTCAAACACACCCGATTCTGTTCCTACTAAACGAACATTAATCATTACATAAGCACCACCTAATTCTGTTACTGCATTTGCACCATGCCCACCTACAGGACCTATTCTTGTAGACAAAGTAGCATGTGTCGGACTACTTCCACCACCAGAAGCAACTGCTGTTGCAGAACGATAACCAGCTCCTTGAGGTGCGCACGTTATTCGTGCAATAGCATCACCCGACATTGCTGTAACTCTTGCTAAAGCTGATGTAGATGGTACAGGTGTTTCTGACCCATGAGAAATTGTAATCGTAGGAAATACTTGATATTGAATTGTTCCTGTTGGAATAGTAGTCCATGTTGGTACAGTAATTGTTTTTGTACTTGCAACATAATCAGTTATTACTGCTTGCTGACCAGCACCTGCTGTTGCATCACTAATATAAACTGTTGCACCATTATAAACATCATCTGTTGTTCCTTCAGCAGTTGCAGCAAGTACCAGAGTAGTTGAAGTTGCAACTGCTGGTGAAATACCTGAATTTACATAATTATATCCAGACCCGGGAGTAATAACATCAATATGTTCCAATGCTCCGTCTACTGCGGCTTGTTGAACCGTCCATTGATTTGTACCATCATTTGCTGCAAGATATTTTACTGGAAGCCAATCTGTTGTTACATATTTCAGAACATCTGCCTGCTGAACTTCATACATAAATTTCCAACGATATCTATCAGTTGATCCATCAAGAATACCTACTCCTTGACCAGTAGGTTTATCAGTAGATGCAGCTCCTTGATTATTACTAATACATTTATAAACATTATACTGATCTGTCATTACGAAAAAATTCTTATCAATCAGATCATCTTGTTCATGGTCATATTCATCATAAATAACACCAGATGTCCAATTTAATCTCTTAATAACATGAGATACATCAGAAACATTAATAAGTTTAGCAGCTATAGTATCATTATAATGAAGAAAAGGAGCAACAGTCGTGTCTTTGGGTGTAGGAATAATACTATCAGAGTATGATCCATCTGCATATTGACCTGCACTATTTCCAGACCATGGCGAATCTTTGGCAATCAGCAAATATATTTTATTACCTAAACCGGCCGGAGTATCAGTAGTAGGCTTTAATGAATTAATAAAATTATCTGCATTGTATGTTCTAAATGCGTTTGTTATAATAGCAGGCATAGCTCAAATCCTTTTTTTAAATTCTATATTATTTATAATATTTATACAAGAGTAATGTCACTATTCATTACAATTCTCGTTTTTTCATTCGTATTAGTAATATAAGTTGAAATTTTTGCATCTTTAAAATGCTGTATTGTATAACCACCACCTAAATCTACCATTCCAGGTGGTTTCGATAAAACATAAAAATTATTAGTTCCACCACTAATTATATTACCGGTTAATGTTCCTGTTTCCGTTGATTTAACACCATCTCGCATCAATGATTGATGAGATTCTTGAAGTACATATCCACCAGTAACTTTTCCAGTAGTTATATTAACTTGAGCTTTTACTACCGCACCAGAACCAGAACCAGAATCAGTAATCGTAACAGTTGGTGTTGATGTATATCCTGAACCCTCAGTGGTCGCAGTTAATATGGGTTGAATAGCTCCTGTTACAGTTCCATTAAAGGTTTCTGCTGATCCTATTGTTGGTGTTAAAACAGCACCTGTTCCACCACCACCAGAAACAGTAACAGTAATCGTTCCAGAAGTATATCCAGACCCACCTTGTAAATATGACGATTTGGACATTCCACCTTCTTTATTAAATTTCTGTTGGTCTATCTGTCGTTTTAGAGGTCCTAATACTAAAGCACCACCAATACCACCAGAAACAAAACCCCAATCTTCAGAACTGGCTACTACACCACCAAGAGTACCATACTCATATGTTTGACCGACGGGAACAGCATGATTAATAAATTCATAATCATCAGAATCTGCCGAGGTCAATAAAATAATAGGTAAGTCTAATTCATAAATATGCCATTCAGAATGTCCCGGTCCCAATCCGGGTCCATTAGCTTGTCCATCATGTGGCCATACACCACCAGTAGGCCATTCTTCAAATGGAGTAGCAGTATTGTTACCTTGTAATTGAACATTTAATCTAACAGGTGGTTCAATATCACCATCATGAAAAATAATCTTATATGGAAATGTATGTACATAAGGAGTACGAAATGATGTTTCACCAGGCTGCATTCCCAATCTAGTAGAAAGCAATGATGTTATCATTGACCTTCCAAACAATGCAAGACCAGACGGATGTACTAATCGAGTAACATAAGATTTCCAATCAGAGATACTATGTCCAGATTTTATTTCATAAGAAAATACTTGATAATAAAAACTATCTTGAATATAGTTTGCAGCTGAAATAAATCCATCATCACCAATCCATCTTGTCGCGTGATTATCTTCATATCCACCAATCGTTGCAGTACCTTTTGCTGTTCCATCACCAATATTAGAAAAATCAAGAATAGGAATTTCTCTATAACGAAATCCATTTTTAGTTAATTTCAAAGATGCAATACCACCAATACTATCACCACCTAATGTAATACTTGCACCATTACCCGTCCCACCAGAAACAGTTGGTATACCTATATATCCATATCCTCTGTGTTCAAATTCAATAGCAGTAATTCCACCTGAACCATTTACTGTCTTAACAAGTATACTACAAGTCCTTCCATCTATCTCTAATTTGTTTGTATTGTTAATTGTAAGTTTATCACCAACAACATATCCTGTTCCAGCAGTTGGTATTGTGTGTATAGTAATACTTCCCGTTGTTAATGCATCAACTAAAAATTGAGCTCCAACCGCACTTCCACCACCGCCAGTAATCGTAACATTATCATCTATACTATAACCATTTCCAGGTTTGGTCATAGTATAACCAGTTACCATACCATCTATTTTTATACTATTAGTTCCATCTGTAACATTTTCTAAAGCCTGAAATGTTCCAACTACTTTAGAAAGATAAATCGTTGATACATTAAACGGACCTACATATTCATTCAATACTAATTCAACAACACCATGAGCAGTAGATGTTGCACCAGTAATTGTTTTTCCAAGAAATCCTGCGGCCGCATCTATACCACTATTATCAACACATCTTAGAATTTTATCTGATGAATACTTACCATCAGATATACGAAGCATATCAGAACCTGGATAATAAAATTCAATTTCCTCTTTATAGAGTAAACGAAAAAGAAATTGAAATGATTTTTCACTACCTTTGGAACGATAGAAATCACGAAGCTTCTTTAATACTTGTGGTTTATTAGCATTTACAAATATTGCCTCTGGAACATCTTTACCAAACTGATTCTTAAAATATTTTAAATAATCATCTACTGTTTTATCAATATTAAAATAATTATCCAAATTACTAATAATTTCATATGGCTTACCAAGTTGTTCCATATACTCATAGTAAGCTTCCAAGAAAGCTACAAATGTAGCATGATCTTGTTTAACAAAATCTGGTAATTGTCCTTCTACTTGAACAGATATTCGTTCATCAAACGAAGGATGTATTGGTGTATTTGGATTACTTGCCATATCAGATTATAGTTTCTGCAATCATAGTAACAACAACTGCAGCTGTATCTGTTGTATCAGTTGTTAATATTTGTTCTCGTAATGGAGTAACATCTTGATTATTAACTAATGGTGTTACAGTAAATTTAATATAAGCTGTTCCATCTAAAATTGTATGAGGATTAAAATTATTCAATACAATTTTACCAGTATCATAATCGATTGTACCCTGATTTTGTGAACCATCTGCTATAGTAAAATATGTTGTTGGACTCCAAGAAGTAACCACACCACTTGTATATACCGCCCTAACAACTTTAATTATTCCAGCTCCATCATCAAGTAAATAATATGTATTACCATCACTAGTAGTAAAGGCCGTACTTACAACAGAACTCTTAGTTAACGGTGCATTAAACTCCAATGTATATGTAGAAGTAGTTCCCAATGTTTGTGGTGTCATTCTCATTTGGTATTTAACAGACGTTTTACTATTTCTAATTCCATTATCTGTATTATCTATTATTTTTGTCAAATTAGAATATCTAAACTTCTGGTCAAATTTCTGTAGGCTACTTGTAAAATAACTATTGACAGATGTAGATATCGAAGCCTTCAAAACATCTTCTGTTGATAATAAAATAACAGGGTCATAATTAACAACTGTATCTATTAGAACATAATAAAAAATAGGATCTACAAATTCTGGTATAACAGTTACTACATTTGATTTTTTAAGAATACTTGTTTTAATATTATCTTTAACTGTATTACTATATGATGTATTTCCTGTTGGTTTAATTGCAATATATACTTTACCATAAACAGGAGGACTTGCTTCTTCTCCACCAAAAACAGTAAGAGATTCTATATCAGGTCGCTCTTGCAATAACAAAGCTTTATAATCATCTTTTGTTGTTGACCGTTTCTGTGCTTGATATAATTTAGGTGCATTATTCTTTAACGATTTCATTGACTCGATCGCTGCACCACCAGTAGCTGCAACAGCAGTAGTCAAAGTATAGTTTGCAGAAGTCAAACCAGCAACTGCTCCACTAGCAGTAAACGTACTTGCCTTATTAGCTAGAACTCCACCCGTACTTAAATATTCAATAAAAATAATATTACCATCTGCTAGTTGTTTTCCAACAGCTCCATCACCAAAGAAAATTTCATATTGTTGTTCTTCTACTTCTTGTAAAAAATAAACTTTCTGTGTAGATGAAATTGTAGTTACATCTAAAGAATTACCATCAGCCCATGTTACAACAGTAGAATCACTTGCAGAATTTTGTACTTTTACAGTAACAGTAGAAGTATCTACATTTGGATTTGGAATAAGAAATCGTTGGTTGGGGTTGGATAAATCAGCCGTGTATGCATTATTTAAAAGTGTACCTTCTTTAATTGCTAAACTATTAACATAATAAAGATTATTAATAGGAAATATTGTTGTAGCAGTCGTTGTTGTAAAAGTATAACTGTTACCAGAAATTACTGTTTTAAATTCTGTATCTTTTGCAACAGTAAGAGAAACAGGAGAATTGTCTGGTGTGAATGTCATATTCAGATAAGCTGTTGGTGCCGTTACAGATGTTGGAATAACATTCAAATGTTTTGTATGAGAAACAACTGAAGAACGGAGAGATGCTGTATCCAAAAACATTTCATTACCAAGCATGTTTGCATAGTAAGCCATGTAATGAGTATTGTAAGCAAGAACATCCATCAAGACATCCATACTACTTCCCTCAAAATCATAATCTTGAAATTGTGTTTGTGATTTTAAATGTGCTTTTAAATTTGATTTTATAGAATCAAATTCTAAATCTGTAACTGATATTTTATTACTTGCCATTTACCTTATCCTCTCTAAGAATAATGAAACTTCAATTGGTTCTGGAGAATTAATTATTCTAAAAAATATAGAAACATTAAACCCATTTTTATCTATATTTCCTGATACATTAATATCACTTTGTACATGACCCACTTCATCAGCATTCCCAAAAACATTAACCCTATCTACAACAACACGAGGTTCGTAATTCCGTAAACAAGTTGCAATAGCTTCTGCGATATCATGTTTTGTTGCTGCGGTTGCTAAACCAAATAAATGTCGTGTTACTCCTCCATCCACTTCAGGATGAAATTTCTTATCATACTTATTGGTCTGAATTAGATTTCTTACAGACCGTTTGACGGCTTCCACATTTAACTTTCTAGTAATATCTTTCGTCACAGGATGTTTAGTAAAATCCAAGTCCAAATCAGACCATCCTCTGGTGTGTGTAGAAAGTCCCTTCTGATAGATTACAGCCATTATCGTCTTTTCCCTTGTCCTCTATATCGTTTCCAACTTACTCGTTTCTTCTTGTTCTTTGGTGTACTCCGTACAGAATGTCCTATAGAAGTAACCTTTTGAATCCTATCTCGCCTGGTTTTAACCACCTGTTGTACAGCCATAATGTTCTCCTCATATTTATAATAGTTTTAATAAATTTTTATAAATGGTCCGTTAGTTTCAGAAAATTCTTTTTTTGCACCATAATATAATACACTCAACCATTCTTCAAATTTTTGTTTTTTATCTATCTGACTATAAATCCAAAGCCATTCTAATACAACCAACTTAGATGTAAGACGGCCTAAAACATTAGCCTTCTTTCTATGTGTATTAACAAGAGCTAATATATCAGATATATTACCTCGTAAATCTACTTTGTCATTTTGTATTGTAATATTTTTAAGTTTTTTATGTAGGTCCTTCCAATACTTAATTTGCTTTGTTGAAAATTTACCATCCATTGGTATTTCAGGATGTTGTGTTGGTGATTTGGGTCTAGTCAATCCTAACTTATCTAAAAACGGATCTAATGCTTCTGTAGATGCTTTGCCAAGTTTCGCACCACTTTGTCTACCCTTTGGTGTCAAATCTGTTTGGACTACTGTACTAGGAATACTATATCTAAAACTTCTAGCCTGAACATGAATTTCAGTATCATCAGCAAAAAAATCAAATGCTAATTCACCAGTATCTAACAAGCCCTGTTTATTTATAGATAAATTACATTTTAAACTATATCTTTTAAAAGAAAAATTTACACCCTTAGAACCCTTGCCTAAATTTGATTCTTCTACACTCGCTTGTGTTACACCCTTTTTAACTTCTTTTAAAGAGATAGGTAATAATATTTTCTTCTTCAATAAAGATGCCATATAGACATTAAGTTTAACTAACTTAGCTTTTTTATCTATAATTTCTTTAGATATACTTTCAACTTTTTTTGTAATCTCAGCCTCTTTAAATTTTTTAGTCATCACAACATCCATAGGATTCCATCTATCCTTAACAGATACACCCATAGTTCTTGCGGCAGTTTTTTCCAAGAATTGCATCATACCTTTATCACGACTATAATTATATCCTTTACCACTTCCAATATATTTTTTTAATGCCCGTGCTTGTAAATCAAATGTAGTATACCATTTAGACGGCATATTTTTATACACGGCCTTTTCAATTGCTGCAGCCGTTGGAATTTTTCCCTTTTCAACAAATGACTGAAAAACAAATAACGAACCATTTTCTTGTTTTGCAGTTTCTATTGCATTAGAGGCCATCTCTTAGTCCACACGAATCCACTTCATGTCTTTACCATGCTTGACAGCATCACTCCATTCTTTTTCATTTCGGAATATAGTAAACTCTTGATGTGCTGTAGTGTAACCAAGAACATTACCAGACTTCATTCGCTTCTTATGT